CGTCCGCATAATCACACTAATCACACAGAGGGCACTTGAAAACACTTCCCAAGCAGTTAGAGGTCTATCTAGATCTATATGATAGTGGCAACCTACCACCCGATGAAATCGGAGAAATGTGTCAGTTTCTCCTGGACACTGGACTGAATGAAGACCTAACCCAGTATACTCAGTTATGTGAGTATATGGTATTAGAGGGAGTATGCTATGAGGTAGGCATGCAGTAATACAGTTGTATTAGTCTGTATGGACAGTTAAATTGGGTGATATGTTTGTATATTAAAATCGGGTAAGTCCCTAACCTACAAAAGTATCCCAAAGCGAGAGTTTTATTCTATTCATATTTAAAAAATTTCTCAATTATTTTTTCACCCCCCAACCCATGAGTAAAGTTTTCCAGTTACCCACAGTGCCCCCAGTAGACATTAAGATATGGGAGAAGTCTAGGAAATACTTCTGGCAATTTGATTATCCTGATTGTAGGAAGTATGGTCCTTTCAGATCTCAGGCAGCAGCACTAGATGATGCAAACAAACATAGCAGACAACACTAAATGAAAACAGAAACACTACTACGAGTATACTTACAGGTAAGGCAGAGGGCATTACCAAAGATTAAACCAGTTAGGAAACACTACAATATTCACACATATGGGTAGGAGAAGTAAACTCCAAGAGATAGAGAAGGAATACTCACACTTACTCGGTGAGGAGTGGCGAAGTATTCATTCATGGAGTTGCTACCATTGTGTAAGAAAATACTATCGGTTGTATTGTAATAGAGATCTGAGAGACTTTACCAAGTTAGATCAGATATATGCTTTTACTGATAATGCTATTGACACTGAAGAGGGAGAATATGTAATGAAGTCTGAGATGTGGGAGAAAGCATCTCTTGACACTCTAGCTAAAGATGATATAATACTCTTTAGACTGTGGTATACGCCTCTAGAAGGGGGTTATACTAAGAGACATGGGCAAGCACCTAACCATGGGGGTGTTTATCTGGGTGATGGGTTTATGCTACATCATCCTTATCGGGGGCAGAGTCAGATTACTGATCTTCTTGCACCTGGTAATAGTTTCTATATGGAGACTTGCGTAGGTGCAATTCGTGGTAAGTCTACATAAGGTGTATCACTGATAACAACTAATGAGTAAAAGATTTACTCTCACTATAGAAGAAGACGAATATTGCGACCTTTTCATTACTCTACCACTTGAGTTATTAGAGGAAATGGGATGGAAAGCAGGCACCACTCTTGAATATACTGAGGAGACTGATGGGTCTCTTAAACTAGTAGCCATTGACGACTAAAAAAATCGCGACTGATCATGCCAATTAAATCAACTAGTCCTATAAGTTATGGGGATCCTGCCCAACCGACAACTCCTTTACCTACTCAGGGTATGGATGATATTGAAAAAATCGCTTTCTGCCTAGAAAAGGTGGGTCAAGGATTAGAGAATCTTGCTGCGAGGACTGCTATATGTGAGGACGCTATAAGAAAGCAACCACCGCCTGGTGCTGATATGATTCAGTATAAACCAGAGGGGTATGAGAAACATTTGAATATCAAAGAGATTTTAGACGATCTATATTCTCGACTAAATAAGTTGGAAGATCGTTTGAGTTAAATTGCCTTGCTATATCCTATCAAGTAAACGATCGTTTCCTAACCCTGTAGAGGGAGAGGACTACATAAAACCTTTCTACGATGAGGAAAACTCAGAGAGTTATACTATAGAGTATCTCGATGAGGGACCTGGGACTATGCCTTTAGGTAAGGACATAGTGCATTACATTGGTGAGGAGCAGAAAACATGTATTGCCAACTGTAATGATGGTAGACAACCTGTTTATCGCTTCTATAGAGGTAGTAAAGACGATCACAAATACGCAAAGACCCCAGAGTTAACGAAAGAGCATGCTATTGGGGACGATGAGCATTGGCAAAAAGTATTAAGAGGATATAATCCAGAGCCTAGACAGGGGCAGATACCTGTTTTCTACCTGATGAATACTCAGGTTGCTAATTCGGTGCCTGTTTATATTCATTATAGAGGGCAGAGAGACGATGATACGCAGTTAACCCTCTCACAGACACCACCAGCTAGTAATAATGGTAAACCATACTACCTTGTAGGGATACTAGGATATATTTTTACGAGTGAAAGTGCTGCAAATGCCTATGCAGGGACAGGAGAGACCGCTGTGCCACTGTATGAATACTTCTATGACCCAGAAGATCACTTCTATACTATTGATCCTGCACGAGAAGTCAACCTAAGTGGTGGTCCTATTGCTCCTGCAGAGGCAAGAGCAGGTCAATATGTCTATCAGGGCATCTTTGGGTATGTTTTCCAAACAGAAAACCCAGACGCAGCAGATAATAAGTATGAAGATATCGGTAAGATAGGTCCTACTGGTCAATGTGTAGACAAATCAGGTTGGTATACATGGGGAAACAGTGGATCTGGGTTTACATATAACGATTATAGAGGAAATAGGTTTGGGACTAACGCATTTGGTCAACCTATAGGCACACCAGGCGTCAGAGGATTCGGTGAAGGTGGTAATGCAGGCATTATAGGTGGTGTCCAAGCAAATGGAAACGCTAATTTCGAGTGGTTGTATGGATTAAACGGTGCAGTTAAAGGATCTGTGCCAAGATTCCTAGGATTTCAGACTGCATACGACTCACAATACATGTATTATCTGTATGATACGTCGTATCCGTGGAATGGACCTGTATTTGGAATACAATATCAACTCTCAGATGCGAAATGTTGCCCAAATGCAACTGTAAATGATGAAGATGTGTGTATTATGACGACACAATGGTATTCTCACTTCTATCAAGTGCGTCAAGACTCATGGAAAACCACAAAAACTCGTATTGATGTCACAGGACCTGCGGGAAGTGGCGTTGATGAGTCATTTAGGACTGCAGATACTTACACTCATAGGATATTTTTCAAGTATTTGACTACTACTGGCACATTTAAGAAGGGAGAAAGTATAAACGGATGGAATATTGCAGGCATTTTCTACTTTGGTGGTAAGATGAATGCGGGTTATATGGAATTAACAGGTGATGGCACCACTAAAGGTAACAAATTTACCTATCAGCAGCAGTTTAGTAGTAGACCATACCCTGTAGACGAGGATGATACCCCTTCACCTTCCGCAACTATTCAAGTTTTAGCAGGTTATGGCATAGAAGACAAGGCAGCATTCTTCGGAGTGTATGAATTTGAGAAGAATATATCATACTATAAGGTAAAGTTAGATCCAAAAGCACTTATACCAACACGGACACTTGATTTAGCAGAGGCAGAAGCGGTTGTAGACACTGAAGGAAAGATAGTTGAGATCAAAGTTATCAATGGAGGGGTGGGATATCGCAATCCTATCGTCACTATTGCAGAGCCTGGTCAGTTAGAAGAGTTTAGTAGCATGGATACAGCACGTCAGATGCGTGGTGCCTTCCTCAGAGACTATGATGCACCAGTAAAGAAGTTTCCAAAGTATAATGATACAGGTGAAATAGGTGAGCAGAAGATATCTTTGGATAAATTTGAGCGTAGACAACTCCAAGTATTGCAAAATAGGAAGGAAAGAGAGTTTGATACAGTGCAACAATTCCGTAATGCGGAGATTAGGGTAGGTAGTATTACAAAATCAGGTATCATCAAGCGTATTGATGTGCTAGAAGGTGGATCAGGTTACGATCCGCACTTCCCACCACAGGTTTATATCGCAGAATCGGGTCTTGCCATCGATGTTGAGACTAAATTTGACGAGCCTACACTAGATTCGTCCCAAACTGACATTATAGAGATGTTTGATTTTGAGTCTGAGGGCAATCCACTCGCTGCAAATCAGGTTACAGACGAAATGGCGACTATAAACAAGGGTTACACTAGCAATATTCCTATAACATACATGGAATACGCAGAAGTTGACCCAGAAGGTAAGACAGTTTTGTGTCAAAACCTTCCTGCGGACTGTATACAGATAGAAATGGGTCTTCCTTTGATAGATGCGATGCCTCCTGTAGAGACTTTTGAGAATTTAAGTGCCCAAGAGCCTCCACAAATGATGTTAGGACCCAATGAGCAGTCATCTCCCGCTGCTGAGAAGTTTGCAAGCGGTGTATATTCCGATATTTTGGGTGGATTGCAGCAATCTGGTGCAGATAGCGAGTCATTTAGTGGTCTCTACGGAAGTTTTGACGGAAATAGGTGCATGATTGTTGATCAACCAGTGATTCACAACATTAAAAAGTGGTTTCAGATGCCTTGTGCGTATATGGAAGCAGAAGAAGAGCCTCGAGAAAACTTTTACGGCGAAAAACAAGACCAATTTAGGGCATCGCGGAAAGCATTTGGGTATTTGCCGTGGAAATACTGTGCACCTAATGACGAAAAAGCAGAATTTACGGTTTCTCTGTCATTTGACGGAAAAACTACAGGTCCTCAAGGTCAAGATTTTATGAAATTCTTAAATTCTTTACCAAAACCTAAAATTACACCTAAGAGAAACGTAACTGGCGGGTATAAAACATGGAATTGCACTAGAGGTAACGTGCCAGGTCGCTGTTACCGTGGTAGTAACAATAGTATAGAATACGTCCCAATCGGACTTGACGAAAATACATATGATTATAACCGTAGCAGTTATACTAGAGCACAACAGTTTGGATTATGGTTGGGAAACAACCTAGATGGCAATCCTACAGACGCTACAGTTAATTGGCAATCAACAGTACCAGATGGAGAAGGTGGCACAAACACAATCAACGGATCTCAAAGTTATACTAACTTTACAGTCAATAGCGGGTCTTGTCCAAGTGACCCTACCAATATTCCTCACGATTGTTGGGACAGGTATGTGCGTAAGGGCAGTAACACAAATGGACCTCTTGATGTCTACTGCGGATGGGATGACAGTGGAAACCCTCTTGCAGGACAAACCTATTATGAAATCACACCACCATCTGCTTTAAGTAGTCAATCGGGTGCAGGACAAGGTAATTGGCCAGGTACTGGATCTGGTCTATGTCAAAACTGCAATGCATTAAATCATGTTGCAGACTGCTCCATTGCCATTGACCCTAAGCGTATGGAGACAGAGCGTTACAGAATTAAGATGGGTGACTATAGTGGTAGGATGCAGATACTAAATTATTTGACAGGGGGCACCAATGCTTTGTCTAGAAGTATTAAAAATGTAGGTAATCCATTCTTCGACGAGTGCCAAGATAAATACCCATATCTAGATGGTAGACAACTAGAGGGTCAAGGATAATGGGATTTGGATTTCTAAAACCAGTCGCTGCTATCAATGGTCTACCTGACTCTGGACATGGGTTGTGTCTACCCCCTACTGTGCATAGCACAGAGTCTTGCGGAGCAATCCCAAGGACAAGGACTATTCGTATTAAAGAGTATACTTGTTGGTGGCCACCTCTGAGTCTGATACCAATGACACCACTAGCACCAAACCGTGCTACAGTATTAGTCAATGGTTATCCAATCATGCTTGCAGGTGACAAGTTTATAAAACATCCGTCAACCTGCACTAACATAGTAATCCATATGTGTCCATGTGGTAAATCACTATGTCCAAAACCTACACCCTACCCATGCTCAGTCTTAACGACAGAGGATGGAGGTGTAGGACACGATAGGACTCTATATCCTACAACCTTAACTGTGTTTGCACTCAAGCGATTGATTGCTAGACAGTTAGACCCACTAGGAGTCGGATTTCCTGGCTTCTCGTATCCTTGCTCATCAGTAGTAGCTTATGGCTCTATGAATGTTTGGGCAGGTTAATCACTTTATTAAATCATTATGGCAACTAGATCAACAGCCTTCGTATCGGGTGGAGTAGATACAAAACCTAAGAAGACAAGACAGGGTAAAAGTCAGAATACAAAACTTTCTGCTACCTCTAGAAACAAACCGCGTAAAAAGTATCGTGGACAAGGCTAAATAATAAAGTATAACTTATATTATGGCAAAATTCATATTCATGTAGAGTGTCATACAGAATTAGATCAGATAAAAACATAAGTCGTGGTTTTAGAGATTTTGCAATGTCTTTCAAAGCAAATCCTAACAGCCGCGACTTTGGTGCTGTCAAAAATGAGAATGCAATCAAACAGGCAGTGCTAAATTTGATCAAAACCGATATAGGTGAGAAACCTTTTCAGTATGATGTCGGATCTCGAGTGACAGGACTTTTATTTGAGCCTTATGATGTTTTTACAGGTGAGGCGATCAAAGACGAGATTAACAGCACTTTAGATAGATACGAAAAACGCATAAGAGTCGTATCTGTTAACGTAACAGACGGTTTCGATGTAAACTCACTTGAAGTAAGAGTAGAGTATACGATTGTTGGAGAACGAATCGTTAAAGAAATCGATTTCATACTAGAGAGGACGTAATGCCTGCAGTACCATCAGAATTAACCTCCTTAGATTTCTTTGAAATCAAGGAATCCATAAGATCATACCTTAGGACACGATCAGAGTTTACTGATTATGACTTTGAAGGATCTGCTGCGTCTTATTTGCTAGACACTCTTGCATATAACACATACTATACAGCATTCAATGCTAACATGTCTCTCAATGAGGCATTTCTAGAAACATCTACTGTCAGAGACAATATTGTTAAGGTTGCTAAGCAACTTAACTACACTCCTCGTAGTGTTAAGTCTCCAAAAGCATATGTGACAGTAACTGTGCAGACTTTAATCGGTGCAAATGGTTTAACTTACCCTGAGCAGGTTACAATTAACAAGGGTGACTCATTTAGTGCTGAAAATAACTTTGATGATTATATCTTTACAATCTTAAGTCAGATACAAGCACCTGTTGACCAATCTACTGGTATTGCTACCTTTAGATGTCTTGCAACTTATCAGGGCAACCTACTTACTTACTCGTTTATTGTTAATAATACAAAAAGACAAGAATATATCATTCCTAGTGAAGATGTAGATACTGAAAGAATGATTGTTTACATTTCTCCTTCTGTGCAATCTTCTGAAATTGATATTTACAACAGATCAACAACCTCTGTTGACTTAGACTCAAATTCTCGTATTTACTTCCTCGAGGAAGTTGACGATTTGCGTTATAAGGTAATCTTTGGTGATGGAGTGTTGGGAAGACAACTAGTTGATGGTGAATTTGTAAAAATTGACTATGTAAGGACTGTTGGTAAGGAAGCAAACGGTGCAAGAGACTTTTCATTCATCGGTACCGCATCTGACAGTGAAGGACGCATAGTTGGTAACAGCTCAATCACTGTTGTTACTGAAAATCAGGCAGCAGACGGTGAAGATAGAGAAACACCTGTTTCTATCAAGTATAATGCTCCTAGATTGTATACAACACAAAACAGAGCAGTTACAGAAAGAGATTTTGAGAATCTGGTGAGACAACTATATCCACAATCACGATCAGTGGTTGCATATGGTGGTGAGAAGTTAAATCCTCCTGTTTATGGTAAGGTTTACGTTGCAGTTAGACCTAAGACTGGAGCTAAGCTTAACGAAACAACAAAAGTAAGAATTAAAAACCAGTTGAAGGATTATTCAATCGGTGCTATCGACCCGATTATCATTGACCCAACAACTCTCTATGTTATTCCTAAGTCTTACGTTTACTATAACGGTAATGACACTAATCTTAGTTCTAATGACCTAAGGACAAAAGTGTTAAAGAATATCGATGACTATAACTCACAAAATTCTGCAAATAGATTCAACAATAGATTTGAAGGATCTAAGTATTCTGGAGTAATCGATAATTCAGATCCCGCTATCTCAGGTAGCACATCTCAAATAACCCTTGGTCAAAATATTGATGCATTCCAGTTTGGTCAAGTATTTAACCAGTGTTTAGACTTCAATAATCCTTTATTCAGACCTGGCGACTATTCGGGCACTCCAGACGGTAATGGCACCTCAGGGGACGGCACAGATGGGTCTGATGGCACATGTAAACCAACCTTCTCTGTAGTTAAGTCAGGCACATTCTATGCAACTGGATATACTGAGAGTCTTCTCAATAATGCCAACTTAACTAGTGGTGTTGTGCAAGTAGATACAGCAACATTATCTTCTACAACCACACAAACTCTTGTCCCTGTAAATTTAAGAGACGATGGTAAAGGTAACATGATGCTTGTTACTATTAGAGATGAGGCAGAAGTCATCCTAAACAATAATGTCGGCACAGTCAATTACAACACTGGTGAAGTGTGTGTAGGACCTATCAACGTTGCACTGACACCCGACAACACATTAAGAATTCCCGTAGTAGTTTACCCTAGTGGTGGATCACTTGAGCCTCCTGCAGGCACAGACCCAATCATCTTCAACCCAGACGTCAATCCAATCGATTATACGATCAACGACTTATCAGTCCCTATCTTCGATCCTAATAATTTCAGTGGATTTAACTTTGGTGGTGGAGAGCTAAATATACTTGACTACCCCACGGATACTTTCACTTATCCCGATATCACGGACTGCTTCTAATAAGATATGTCTAGAGTTAATGTTTCTGACAGAGTTGAGCAACAACTCCCTGACTTTATTAAGTCAGAGGATAGAGCGTTTGTACAATTACTTCAAGAATACTACAAATCCCAAGAGAAGGTCGGTAGACCTTACGATATTCTTAATAATGTACTTGATTATCTTGACTTAGACACTTACCAGTCAAATGTCTTAACATCTCAGACTACAGTGCTTCAAGCGATTGGTTTGGATGACACAGAGATTGTTGTAGAAGATATTGACGGATATCAAGAAAGAAACGGTAGTATACAGGTTGATAATGAGATCCTGTATTACGAATCGGTAACCAGAGGTCCTGATGCTATCATGACACCTGGTATTGCACCACATGAATTTAAAAAGAAAGAGCAAGCACTAGAAAATCCATATTACGAGTTTGATGGCGTCCTAACTACATTCCCACTAAAGTATCAGGGCAACCCAGTTAGTCCTGCATCTGTAGATCACCTAGTTGTTACTGTCTATAATGTAACTCTTAGACCCACAGTTGACTACACTGTTAATGGCACTAATATAATCTTCACAGTGCCCCCTAGAGCACCTACTGGTGGCGATGACCAAGGTTTTACTAAGATTACCTATCTCATAGGCTTTGCAGATAAAACCATTGTCACAATGGATGCTGTTTCATATACAGAATGGCAAGGCACAAAATATTACCCTCTAAGAGTAAATGGTCAACCATATACTCCAATTTCTGATGTTTCTCTAATTGTCAACCGCACAGGACAACTACAGAGACCTTTTGAGCAGTTTAATGTCTATCAAGATACTCTTGTTACTAAGTTTGCTCTAGGTAGTGCTGATACTCTTCATGTTAGAGCGATTGAATTTGTACCTGCGTCTTTTGGTAGTGGTGCAGATGCAGTATGTAATGTTGTAGACAATAAAATCGATACAATCTTAGTTAAGACAGGTGGTAGCGGATATAGATTAGATTTTGCTCCTAGAGTAAACATTCAAACTGCAACTGTTGGAGAATATGCAACAGCACACAGTTTAGTTGGTGGTATTAAAGATATTCAGTTAATTTCTGGTGGTCAAGGTTATACATCTTATAATCCTCCTATTCCTTTAGTCACTGCACCTAGTAATGCTAACGGTAGACTTGCAAGAGTATCATTAACAGTCAATGATACTACTGGAATGGTTGATAGTGTTACCATTACTGATTCTGGATCAGGATATGACTTTGTGCCAGTTATTACCTTTAACAATCCTGGCGGAGCATCTATTTCTGATGCAACTATTGACTCTGAAGGTAGATTGAATGTAGATACTATCACAGTTACTGCAGCAGGTCTTAATTATGCTAATCCTCCCACAATCTATATTGATGCTGCTCCTGATGGTGGTATTAACGCTATTGCAGAGTGCTCTCTAACAGCAGAGGGTGGTTTGAATGCAGTTACAATTATTAATAGAGGAAGAGGGTATACAACTGCTCCTAGATGCCGTGTAGTGGATCCTGTTGGTGCTCAAGTCTTAGATGTAACCGTATCTAGTGGTGCTGTTACAGATATTGAGTTATTGACTGGTGGTAGAGGTTATACTGACGCTCCATCTGTTTATATTGTTGACGATCGTAAAGATGCATACGGCACTGCTATCGGAGGCACAGGTGCAACTGCTGCTGCGACTATTTTCAACGGTGAGTTGACTGATATCAACATTACCAACTTTGGTACTGGATATAGCGAAGCAAATCCTCCTAAGATTTACATTGCTGAGCCCCAAGCAGCAAAAGCATCTGTAAACGTTGGATATGACGAAGTTACTGGATTTGTAATTGAAGAGCGTGGTATAAACTACGTCCCTAGTGCATTTAACGGTATTGTGCGTGGTGTTTCTAACGTTATTGATTATGATGAGTATGGAAACCAAATTTTTGCAAAAGAAAGTCAGATTACTACTAGCACTCACCCGATAGGGTCTATAGTAAGAAATCTTGACTCATTATTCATCTATCAGCTATTTGAGAAGTTTAGAAAGCAATATCTACCCACTATTCAACTAGATCCAAGCAAAGTTAACCCTGTCAACGTAATTAAGAATATCAGGGACTTCTATCTTGCTAAAGGTACTGCATTAGGTGCAAAATATCTTTTCAAGATTCTTTTTGGTGAAGAGATTGAGGTATCATATCCTAAAGAGCAAATTATCTCTCCATCCGCTGCTACATGGACTGTAGACACGATTTTAAGGACACAAGTAGTATCTGGTGACCCTGTTAACTTAATTGACTCTGAAGTTATTCAGTATGCTGATGAAGTTGACCAAAATATCAGATATGCTTCAGCATTGGTTGAAAATGCAATTTCAATCATTAAAGGTGAAGATACAATCTATGAATTAGTAATATCTGAAGAAACTCTTACTGGTACCTTCAAGATTCCTTATAGGACTCGTCTTGTTGAGCCATTAACGACTACAGGACAAATTGTAACTATTGACTCGACTATTGGGTGGCCAGAAAGAAACGGCACCTTCTTTATTGGAGATAATGAAGAAGTCCAGTATAAAGAGAAGTCACTTAACCAGTTTATAGAATGTACTCGATCAAAAAACAATATTGTTGAAGATTGGGATCCTGGTACTATTATTACTTCCAATATCTTCATATATGCCAATAGAGGCACTACTACTGAAGTTAAGATGCGTGTTTTGGGTATTGCCGAAGCAGGAAGCACAATACTCGACGATACAGGATCATATTACTTACCTGGCGACAAATTAAAGGTTGCATCACTTGGATCTGACTCTGTTGGTGAAGAAAGACTAGAATCATGGTTTTACAACGTTAAGAAACTTATTAGCGTCGCTGCTATTGATCCAGGTGCTCTTTCTCAAGTTGCAACAGTAACAACCACTGAGCCTCATGGATTATTGGTAGAAGACACCGTTACAGTGTATGGTGCAAACCCAGTTATCTTTAACGGCACATTCCAAGTATCTTCTCGTATTGACGAATATAATTTCTCATATAGAGTTGCAACAGCGACTGATATCGTCCCAGTTGGTAATATTCTACTTTCAGTCGATCTTAACAGAGGTAAGTCAACTGAGACTCCAATCAATAATGTTGTTACTGAATTTACGACTAATATTCAGAATTCCTTCTTTAATGCTGATTATGTCTACGTTGCAGCGTCAGGTCTTCCAAACTATAAGATAGGACCTTTTATTGGGTCTGCATTGATTCCTGGCAACCAAAGAAAGCTTGTTAGAATCCCTAGAGTTGTAAATACCGTTTCAGAGCGTCAAGCAATCGCTGCTAACAGTGCAATCGGATCTTGGGTAAATGGTGTAAGTATTTGGTGTTATAAGTCAAGAGAGTCAGTCCTTTTCGGTCCTTTGACTGGAATTGTTGTTTCTAATGCAGGTGTTAACTATGATGCAGGATCTCCTCCAGAAGTCCTTATTGAGGGTGGTGGAGGTAGTGGTGCAACTGCTACTGTTACAGTTAATGGTAGTGTTGATTCATTTGAGGTAACAGCACAAGGATCTGGATATACATCATCACCTTTGATCTCTATCGTTGGTGGTGGAGGTTCTGGTGCATCTGCAAGTGCAGTTGTTACTAACGGTGCTATAACAAGAATTCTAGTATCAAATCCAGGCAGCGGATTCACATCACAACCATCTATCACAATTACTGGTGGTGGCGGTAGTGATGCTGCAGCAACTGCAAATATTCGAGGTCCTATCTCTGGCGTTACACTAACAGGTGGTGGATCAGGATATACATCTCTACCAACTGTATCTGTTACATCTGGTGAAGGTGCATTAGCACAACCCATTGTATTGAATGGTAGAATCGTTTCTATCGCTATTATTAACTCTGGTCGTCGTTATACCACTGCACCAAGAGTTGTAATTAATGGAGATGGTTTTGGTGCTGTTGCTAAAGCAACTATTGCAACTACTGGAGAAGACAAGGGTAAAGTCATTGGTATCACTATATCTAACAGAGGTATCAACTATATCCAAGGTACAACAACTGTAAGACTAGATTCTGTTGGTGAGTTGGCAACATTCACTGCACAGGTATTTGAGTGGAATAAAAACTTTGAATATGACCTTGCAAGTAAATACGACATTGCAAGAGGTTATGTATTTACTGGTCTTAATAACCAGTATGGTGGAGAATATGCTCACCTTTCAGATCCAAAAGAATTACGTTATGTTGTTGGAGACAACGTATTCTTAGATCAAGAATTAGGTAGATTCCAAGAGATTGAAACTAACTTCCAACACTCTCCAATATTAGGATGGGCATATGATGGTAACCCAATCTACGGTCCTTATGGTTATGCAAATCCAACTGATCAAAACAGTGGTGTAAGAAGACTTCGCACATCATATCAACTTAAACCTGAGATTGTGCTTGTTGCAGGAGTAAACGACAATCCTTCCAGAACTGATGGTCCTTTACTTTCTGATTATCCCGCAGGATCATTTGTACCAGACTATGAGTACGTATTCCAAGCAGGTGACTTGGATCAGTATAATGGTCGTTTCTGTAAGACACCTCAGTATCCTGATGGCACATATGCATACTTCGTTACTATTGATGCATCTTCTGATGGTCTTCCACTATTTCCATATATTATGGGTCCTGCATTTAACTCACTTCCAGATGAGTGGAATTTAAGTCAAGGTGCAGTCCAAGAGAATATTCCAGCTGATGTTGTAAGATATAGAGTCCCATATGAGAATGTGGACATTGATGTTGAGCGTTTACCAAACCAAGAGGCAGATGTCCTAACAACTGAGATTGAAGGTTATCCAATCATCTTTGAAGTCCAAGATACTAACCAAGATGGTATTATTGATGCTAATGAGCAACAGGAGATATTAGAGTTACAAGAAGAGCCTACTCTACAAATTTACGATTATTTCCCTCAAGTTTCACTTGAATCTAAAGTTGACATCGATGTAGAGACTGTTACTCAATTTGAGACTGCACAGATCGATGGTTTTGTTGTAGAGAATCCTGGCATCTCTTATCAGGTTAATGACACCGTATTCTTTGATAATACTGATACAGGTGGATTTGGTGCTTCTGCAATCATTGATAGTATCAAAGGTGTTGCTATTAGTGCATATACCAAAGAAATTATTGGTGACAGACCATATGGTGTAATCACAACTTCTCTAAACCATGACCTTATAGTAGGTGATGAAATCATTGTTGATTCTACTCCTATCACAGCAAACACTAATAAAGAGTTTAAAGTTAAAGTTGTAGATGGTATTGAGAGCATTACTGTAGATACACAAGGTATTGGATATAATTCTAATTTACCTCCAACTTATGAGTTGGTTGAGGGTGGCAGTGGAATTGACGCTGACTTTACTATTAATCTTGATGCTGCAGGTGTTGCAGGATCATTTACTATTGTTAACTCTGGTAATGGATATAGTGTTGACACACCTCCTCAAATTAGAGTATCTCACCCTCAGTCAATTACAAAGACACGTTATTGGTTATCTGAGTATTTGAATGATAGTGGTAACGTTACTGTCCATGATAGTATTGCAACTGCTAATAGAGACTACTATATTTGTGGATCTCTTAAAGAAGATCTCGATAGTGACCAAGTTGGTTTCATTGCTAAGTTTAACGACCTTGGTGAAGTGCAGTGGGTAAGGACATTACTTCCAAATAATACAGGTGTTAAGACACTAGAATTCACTTGTTTGTATGTCGATGACTCACAAGAAAACGACCTCGTATATGTTGGAGGCCAAACATATGACCCTAATAATCCCAATTATAATCCAGATGTCTGGTTTGGTAAGTATGAGTCAGAAAGAGACGCACAAAACAATCCTACAGGTACTTTAAAGTGGCAGAAGTCTATTGCAGGTATATCTGGTGGACAGCGTAAAGATTATATTACTGATATCTACTTAGATGAAAATAACAACATATACATTGTAGGTTACACTGATACACAGGCAATCGATGCTAATGATATTTGGGTCATTCAGTCTAACAATGATGGTGACTTAAAAGAGAAACGTAAGATATCTTCTGCAAATGGTGATGAGGATATTACTCAGATTAGATGGATAGCAAATAGTCAATTCTTCTTTACTGGAGTTAACCAGACTACTGACAACTTAATATACGGCACATTCTCATATGATGGATCAAATATCAACGTTGATTATGTTAAACAGATTCCTGCACTTGGTGGTTATGTAAGAAACCCAAGATTTACTATTGACGAATATAATGATGTATTCTTCTTATATGATGTCTATAATAATGCAAACGGTAAGTTTGAGAAGATGCAACTTGGTAAGATTCCTCTTGCCGATGCAAATGCAACTGATGCAACTACATCTACAGCAAAACCATGGTTGTGGCGTAAAACACTTACACCTCAAGGTAACTACGTTTCTATCAAGAATACAGGATTACACGTTGATGTATTTGGTGATGTTGTTGTTACTGCTGCTATCGACTATGACGAAGATAGAAAAGTAACTACTGTATCTTCACTTAAGTATGACGGCACGATTCAAGCAGAATCACTAATAGAAACAACCGACTCTGTTGGACAAGTTGGTAAGTCATCTATTGTTGATAACTCTGGAGATATCGTTATTTTCGGTGAAAGGTTGATTCCTAATCAACTTGCAGTTTATAGATTTGATGATACTGCGGATTTAGACTATGATACAACTAAACAGACTATATCTACTCTTACAATTCAAACACCTGGCAATGCTGTTGTAGATAATTCATATTATAAGTATGGCACTGGATCATTGAAATTTGATGCAGCAAACCGTGCTACTGCTTCTGGTCTAGCATGGGAAGGACAAAACTGGACTACTGCAGCATGGTTTAGTATGAATACCACTGCATACGCTGCAGGCAATACACCACATTTCTTTGACACTGTTGAAGTAAACGGCACTTCTGGTGTTTCTGTTTACCTAATGGGTATTGCTAGTGATGCAAACTTCGGTAAAATGATTCTAGAAGTAAATGGAAGTGTAGTTGCTTCATCTACAGAAACTACTTACTGGGGTAATTTTGCTGCAGCAGCATGGCATCATATTGCATTAGTTAAAGAAAATACTGGATCTGGTGTTTGGGAAATCAATGTTTACTATGATGGTAACCTTGCAATCACATATCAAACTCTAATTGATGTAAATATGGCATCTGTTGGATTAGGTGGCACCGAACCTTCAGTTTCAACAAAAGCATTTATTGGTCATATTGACGATTGGATTATATCTAAACTCGATGAGTTTGAGTCAACCTTTACTGCACCTACAACAAAATACCCACTATCTCATGAGATTAGTGACATAGTTGCTATTAAGATTGATAAAGCACATACTTCTGGAAGAGGCACATATACACTAACCACACCAACTAACTACACTAATCTTACTATTAGCGAATGGACAACTGGCACATGGGCAGATGGTGGTTTACCTGCTATTGATCAGTGGGATGTTGGAGCAGGCGGTCTACAACTACTTGACTTCACAGATTCGCCCTCAGTATATACACCAGTACAAACGTACACATGGACAAACAATAGAGAGCAGTTTGCATCTAAGTCTTCTACTATTCCTGTTAAGAATGGTCAGAAAATGTTTGTTACTGCAAACGTTGTCCCTAAATTCTATCTTAAAGATGCAACTTACAGTAAGATTGATAACATCTATGAGTTGACACTCAATCAAGATGTATTATTAACTAAAGGTGCAATTCTACAACAATATAACTCTCTAGGAGTTGTACAAGCATACGGTACTATTGTAGAGACTCCTGTAGGCACTACTAATGATCCTGGTTTAGGTAATAAGTATAAAGTTGGTAAAATCTTCGGCACTATTAACACCACTGATCTATTAAGGTCTACTGATGCTACAGACATCAACGTGATGACTGGTCAGAAGTTTGTTGGTATTGAAGCAGAGGATCTTTGGGTAACAGGCACTGCATATGCTACTGCTGCTAGAGTATACTATGCTAAGAAAATATATGAAGCACAATCAGGTGGCACATCTGGTGTAACTCCTCCAACACACACTACAGGTGCTGTAAGTGATGGTGCTGTTACATGGGTGTTTATTAGAAATGCAGGTGAGTTTGATATTGACATTCAAACTGAGCCATATCCTAAACCTCAATATAGAGGAATGGATATGCAGCGTTGGGATACTGCTATCCTATATCCTGTTGGATATCAAGTTTATTGGCAGCGTAACATATACGAAGTAACCGTTGCAGGTCCTTCTGGTATTACCCCTCCCACACATACAAGTGGCACAGCATCTGATGGTGGCGTAACATGGGAATGGAAATCTACAGAATTGGCGTTGTCTGACTATGCTAGATTCCAAGCATATGAAGATGGTGCATACTCAGTTAAGATTCTTAAGGTGCAACCTGCATCTTCTTACATACCTGGCGATGTTATTTCAATCAACTCTGCAAACATTGTTGTTGATGATGACGGTGCTGATGCATATAAGATTGTTAAGGTAACTGGATTCCCATCTGTTAAAGAAGTTGAATTAACAACAACACTTAAGAAAGATATTAAGAAAGTTAGTGAAGTAAGATCAAATCTTGTATATGCAACATCTGTCACTCCTCACAACTTTAGAGATGAAGATATCATCTTTACAGAAGGATTTACTACGACTGAATATAACGGATCATTCTTTATTCGTGAAGTATTTGGTAGTAGAGAATATGTGTTTGGATTAAGGGCAACTGCTGCAGGAGATCCTTTATTCTTACAAGGTAGTATAAGCAACGTTAATATCTACGCTAAGCATCCATCACTTACATTCATACGAGATCATCAGTATGTGTTTGATGTTGGAGATGCATCTAACTTAAATTACTATCTGTCATTTGCACAGGATAACCAGTATAAGTTGGAATATTCTTTCAATAATATTACTCGAGTCGGCACACCAGGTATTCAAGCAGAAGGTCTAAGACCATATGTTAAATTCTCTGCTATTGGTAATGTAACTAATATTTCTTACTACTTTGATCCATCTAGGATTGGAGCAATGTCTCCTGTTGGAGATAACTCTTTTGTTGATGTTATCAAGACACCTTACGATGGCACATTTAGAATCTCTCAGATTGTTAATAACACTGAATTTAAATTCCCATTACTACTTGAGCCAGAAACATCATCAGCAGAAGTCCAAGATGATGAATTTGGTAATCCATTTACCTACTACTCAACAACATCGGTCAAGGCAATCGGACCTATCAATACTATTAAACTAGTATCACCAGGTGGATTCTATCAGAGACTACCTATTATATCTGACATTGCATCCTTCAGACAGATTGAGCGTATTACTATAACCTCAGGAGGTACAGAATATGCAACTGGTGTTTACTATAATGTGCCTATCAATGGTGATGGAGAAGGTGGTCTAGCAACTATTACAGTTACCCTTGACGAAGAGATTGGATCAGGCACAATTACTGATGTAACAGTTACAGATCCAGGTAAAGGATACACTACTGCAAGTATAGATGTTGATAGTATTTCTGGTATTCTTGGTAATCAACTTGCAGGATCAGGTGCTGCACTTGCTGTTGTAATACCTGCTGAAGGTAGTGGTGCATCTGTATTCTTAACTGGTAGAAATATTGGTAAGATTAAGAGACTTAAAAACAACGAATTTGGTTTCGGTTACTCTCATGACTATACTCTACGTCCTGAGATTACATTCCCTGTAAACCTACAACTATTCAATACCTCAATACTAACTGAGATTACCATAACTAACCCAGGTTCTGGTTATACATCTGCACCTGCAGTTGTAATCACAGGTGGTGGTGGATCAGGTGCTGAAGCAGAAGCGGTTATTAAAAACAATCGATTGAATGAAATTCTTATTAAGAATCCAGGTCAAGGATATTCATCTGAGCCAGTTGTAACTCTAAAATCAGAATTTAATTATGTTGTTAACTTAGACCTTAATTATCTACAGTTTAACTTCCCACACGGTATTACAACAGGTGCTGCTATTCAGTTGCGTGCTGATACTGTAGGCACCACAACTGGTATTTTACCTAAACCAAGTAGTGCAGGTTTAACTAGTTTGATTGATGGACAGATCTACTACGCTATCGCTGATCAGTTAGAATCTGATCAATTACGTTTTGGATTAACATTACAGGCAGCACAGTCTGGAGACTTTATTACCTTCCTAACTCAAGGTGAGGGACGACAAACTCTCTTAACCGAGGTGTTTGGAGGTACTGCTGATGCTGTTGTTGCAACATCTAGATTCTTAGCAGGTGAAAAAATATTCCAAGGTAATTCACCTGAGCAAGCAAGTGCTGTAGGTTATGTCTCTACTAACACTGGTTGGCAAATAGGTCCTAAGATTCTTAAGATCGTTGATTACACTGGTAATTTTGTTGAGGGTGAGAAGATATCTGGTGAGGTTTCTAAAGCATCTGGTATTATCGATAACTTGAGTATTGCTCGTGGTGTCTTAAATATTGACTCCATCACTACAACACCAGGCCGATTTATTGATGACGTTGGTAAACCATCTGAAATTGTCCAAAAAATTCAAGATAGTTTCTTCTATCAGTCATTCTCTTATGTTATTACATCTGAGATTCCTATCACAAGATGGAAAAAGCAAGTATTAGATAATAACCACCCAACTGGATTTAAGATGTTTGGTCAGTTACAACTGACTGGCGGTAAGGATGTATCTGGTAGAAAGGTTGGCACAGAGTTTATTAAAGAAGTTAATATTAATGAGTATACTAATGTAAACCAAATTACATCATTTGGTGCTGCTGAGCCAATCTATACTGACTATAACAATACAGAGGTATTATTCAGAAGTAGAAGATTGACTTCATCTGAGGAAATCTTAACTTCTATCGTTAAGAAGATTGATAATATATCTGATCAGTTTGATGGAATATTGAAATCATTCCCAATCACTGTTGAAGGTGACGGTGTAATTGTTAAAGGTAATCAGTTAATGATTACTTTAAATGGTGTTATCCAGTCACCTGGTAGTGCATATCAGATAGTTGGAAATCAGATTGTATTTGCTGAGCCACCTAAAGCAGCATCTCAGGTCAGATATAGAAGTGTTAGATTTGCAACTATACCAGTTTATAGAATTACATTAACAAACCCACAGGGTATATTCCCTGAGATGGGTCAACAAGTTAATGGTGAAACTTCTGATGCATATGCAACTGTTGTTGACTCAGGGACATTCCATATTGATGTTATTAACATTACTGACGGACCTTTCATAGTCAGTGAAATTCTTAAGAGGACAAACTTATTCACTGCTGTTGTAGCAAGTGTAGATCTTATTAATACTGAAAACCTCTTCGATTTCCAAGAGACTATCACTAACTTTGATGGTGATATAGCAATTATTGAAGAGACTAACCTTGATGCAACAGGTGGTGCAACAGACACATTACTATTAAGTAAGACTTCAGGTACTGCAAGATTTGAAACTGGTATCTTCGATATTAGATTAAATGAATACATCTACTCAAGTTCTTCTAAGATTGTTGCTCAGATCACATTCATTAGTCCATATCTAGATCCTAACACTGGTCAACCTGTTGATACTCTAATCATTAACAAAGGATCTACATTCTTTGGTCTTATCTACGAAAGACTTGTTGCTATCCAGAATCCTAACGTTATACTTGATGATATTTCTCAGTCAAGTATTACACCAGTACAATTGTACGATTCAGCAGTAAGAATCAACGAAGACTTCCTAGACTTTGAAGAAGTCAGAAGCACTGAGATTGAATATGATAATCTTTCTAGTGGCACATTTGCTAAAGGTGATAATCTAAGAAACAAAGCAATCTTCTATGCAAACCTTGTAGGTAATGCAGGTAACAGGAAAAATGATGGTGCTAGAAGTATCGGTAGAAACAAGCAAGAGATAATTGACAGAGCAGAGCGTTGGGTTGCGGTAGAGCATCCTGACTTCTACTATCCTGGTGATGTCCAGACAAATACAACTTCAAGATTCAGAGATGCACATCGCATGATCTGGAAGAATATTGAAGCGATCAAACTACAATCATATGATTTACAGAAGACACAGTTTACTGGCACTAGTGCAGGCGACAAAGCAGGATATCTAGATGATGCTAGACTATGGTTAGAGTGTATTGCTTTAGATATTCACTCAGGTGGTAACGAATACTCCTTAAAGTGGATCAACGAATATTTCTCTGACTCAAGCACACTATCATATACCAGAGCACAATCTGAGCTTATCTATATTATTGAGCAAGCGAAGATACTTGTGATGTCAGCCATCACTAACCAGTTAACTGGTGTATTCAGTGCAACTAACTCTACTGACGAAGCAACTTATTATGCAGACCTCTCAATCACAGCAGACCCATCACCAGGATCTGCGTATGCAACTCCAGGCAGCAATACAGATAACGCTACTACTACTAATTGCAGTGACGTGCAGTCTGCAATTAGCACTATCT